AATATCTTCGGCATTGTACATTACAGTAGGCACGCCTGGGCTAACTTCTGTTTTGCCGCGTTTGAGATATTCCCATGCATTTTTAGGAATAAGACTAAACCGACCTTGTTCATCCCTACCCCAATAGACTACAGGACTACCGTCCCATTTAATTTCCATACTTTGACCTGTTGAGGCCATACTCCTAAGAATACGAGCAGCATGTGTACCTGCTTCTGAGCCCGCATCGATCCCTTTACTAGATATACCAGTAAACACAAGGTCCTCGACGTGTTGATACTTGCGGCCTACTGTAGGTGCAGCCGCTTCAGAGAGCAGTTCTCGGATTTTCATTTGAAACTATCCATCATTTGTCTAAACCACTCTCGCGATCCGGTTGCATAACTTTCTTTAAGTCTATACTGTGTTTTATATTTTACTAAACCGTCGTTAACTTTGGCAACAACATCATTATATTTGTCAGGATGTGATTGTTTGAACTTAGCTAATATTGCATTGATATTATCTAGATCAGATGCACTTGCTTTTCCTCCAAACAATGCTTTACTGATAGCATCTGGATCTTGCGGATTGCTATCTGGAATTACTGGACCACCGGTACTTCTGCTCACTAAGCCTGCTTTGTAACTCCACATCCAATCTGGATTAATAGCCTTTGCAATCTCAGTTTTTAGAATGTGTCTATAAGCGCCCTTAGCTCTTGCATCTTTAGGCATACCTGGGTCGTTTGGTTCGCCACGCTTACTCCACTGAGTAAACTTGCCCTTACCCGGCTCTGCGATATCTAAATCAATTTGAAACCATTCTTCGCTACCGGGTATCTGTACACAGGCAGTTAGTCCATCACCCGATATTTTATAATATTTGTTAGGTTGCGATACAAATGCTTTTTTAGGTAATTCTTGATAACCTGCTTTTTGTAATTTTTGTGCTAACCATACACGTAATTGATTTTGTACATCTTTAGGATCCTGTACTCTGTTATCAATTTTAAGATAGTCTGTGGGATCTAATATAGTATCACCATCTCCAGTTTCTGCATTAGGATATATTGCAGATCCTGCAAGATGCTTCATTAAGTCTAGGCCTAACTCTTTCCCTAACGCATTAACTGTTGACTGTACATCATCAGTAGACGCATCTTGTTTTGTAGCATTAGTACCATCTTGATACTTAAATTCGTTGCCACCTTCTAATATTATCATAGTGAGTGACCTCCTACTTGATACACATCGTCTTTAACTTCCTCGGCAAACTTGTCAGTGAGACGTTTGCATAATTCATCTTTCAACTCATCGTCAAATAAATTCTTTGGATCTTTAGATAGTTTTTCTTTCTTATAGAATAAACTACAACCTTTGCTAACCATGGGAGACCACTGTTTATTAAATTTTTCTCTATCAAATTTAGGATCTTCAATTTGAGATTTAAGTTCTCCAACAACCGGAAGTACATATTCTTTATGTAAAGCGTCATGATCTAGAATAAACCAGAATACTTCGTCTGCCATTTTTTGTTTTTCTTCAGCAGAAATGTGATCAAAATGTGGATCGGGTTTCTTTCGAGAGTCGTCAGATACATTAAAAAATTCGTATAGTTTCATATTGGTTACCAAACTATGGACACTGTTGTACCTTTACTAAAAGGTCGCGAATCCCCATAAAATATTCCTTTACAGAATATTTATGCACATTTTGACCAATTGGTTGTTAGTGATTGTAGTTGATAACTAGAACGTTAGTATTAGCGTTTTCTACGTTGCGGGTGACTTTAGCACGTACCCACACAATGTTACCTGTAAAATTAACGTAATTTGTGATAGTAGTTTCAGATAATTGTGAAAATGCAACACTTGTTCCGACAATGTTGAACCAATCTGTCTCTGCAGGTGTTAGTGCAAGCGTTCCTTGCACGTTAATAATACCGTCGAAGGCAGGGGATACAGTATAGGTAACAGTGTGGACGCCGTCTCCCATGTTGTAGTACCCATCTCCCTTTTCCTTATCACTGTAAAATACGTTATTTCCGAAAGGAGAGACAGAAGTTCCTGGAATACTTACACTAGTAGCGGTAGTAGTTCCAGTTCCTAACGCAAAGAGAAATTGTCGACTTAAATTTGGCATTAGATATTTATCTTATTTCTAGGTATAAATTCTTCTACACGTTTAAGATTATCTCCGAGATACATACCGACCATGCTTAACATATGTTGGTCTTCGATGTAAAAGAACGGATCTTGTATCCAATGTTTGTTTCCACTTAGCCATTTGCTAGTAGATGTAGCAACATCGAATTTATCCCCATAATTTGCCATCCAACTTTGGAAGCGTTCTCTAGTGTTAACGTTCATCTTAGTCTTGATATAAATTTTATATCGGTACTTTCCTTTAGGAAAATCATCACAGATGACTTTTTTTGACGAATTTGACATTAGAAAATCGTATTCTTGATCGCTAGATGGTTCAGTAATAGTAGTAACCCACTTACTAAACAAATCAACAACTTTGTCAACTAGATCTGCATCTTTTAAGAATATACTAATTTTTGACCCTTCGGTTCTAATTTGTAAATCTAATCCTGTAAGGCTCTGATACTTCTTAACAAATTCTTCGATATCTGGTTTATTAGCATCTCTCCAAAGGAACTTATCAGTATCTGCACCATTCAACCAGGAATTAGTACGATCTATTCCCAATCGAATGACATAATTGACCTTACGCAATTGAATATCAATCTTGTAAGGCCATTTATTGTAGAATAACTTACGTGTTTTCAGTCTCAGTATCTGCATCGGTATTCTCTTTTACGCTGAGTACTTCGACGTAGTTCAACACTAATACGTCTTTTTCGACACCAATTTCAACAATACCACCGTTGGTTAATTTACCAAATAAGATTTCTTTACTCAACGGCTTCTTAATAAATTCATCAATAGTTCGCTGTAACGGACGAGCACCCATCTTACTATTGAATCCCTTTTTAATCAAGAATTCAACAGCCTCTGCATTTGGTTTGACATGCACGTTTTTGTCTTTAATAAGTGCGTTAAGTTCGTCGATAAACTTCTTAACAATCTTAATCATCGTAGTTTGATCCAGCTTGCCAAATCTAACAGTACCATCTAGTCGATTACGGAACTCGGGAGCAAAGAACTTGTTAACTGCATCCTTAGGATCACCGTCACGTTCTAAACTACCAAAACCCACCCCGTTCTTTTCAGCATCAGCAGCACCTAAGTTACTGGTCATGATGATGATAGCATTACGTCCGTCTGCTTTTTTACCGTTAGATCCAGTAACAAATCCGTTATCCATTAGCTGTAACATAACAGTAAGAACATCTGGGTGTGCTTTTTCTACTTCGTCTAACAACAAGATACAGTTAGGATGTTCTTGCAACTTAGTCACAAGCTGACCTGCATTGTCGTCAAAGCCAACATATCCCGGAGGAGCACCAATAAACTTAGCAACACTATGTTTTTCTTGGAATTCACTCATGTCAAATCTTACTAGTTCGACACTCATTCCAGAAGCAAGTTGTTTAGCAACTTCAGTTTTACCAACACCTGTTGGACCAATAAACAAGAAACTACCCACTGGTTTATTGATTGCTTTAAGTCCTGCCTGTGCAATAAAGACTTTATCTAACAAACTTTCAATGGCTTTTTCTTGACCAAACACTGTAGTCTTCAAACTCTTTTCAAGATCTTTTAGATTTTTATTTTCTTTAGCACCAATTTGTTCTAACGGTAGGCCTGCAATTTTAGCAACTTCAAAAATAATCTCATCATGATCGACGATACCATTTTCTTCATCTTTGATCTTAAATCTAGCACAGGCACAGTCAATAAGATCAATTGCTTTGTCCGGTAATTTTTTATCCGACATATACTTGACGCTGTACTTTACAGCATCAACTACTGCTTGTTTAGTGATCTTAACACCGTGGTGTTTTTCGTAGTACTTCTTAATACCCATTAGGATTTTAATAGCAGTAGCCTCATCGGGTTCACCTACTACTACACGCTGGAATCGACGCATCAATGCTCGATCCTTTTCAAAGTGCTTACGGTATTCTTCCCAGGTAGTTGATGCAATAACTTTGATAGTTCCTTTGCCTAATGCAGGCTTTAACATGTTAGACATGTCATTGCTACCGCCACCCACTGCGCCTGCACCGCTCATCATGTGTGCTTCATCAATGAATAGAATTGCATTCTTTTTCTTTTCAAGGGCAGTGATTACCATTTTTAGACGTTCTTCAAAATCCCCGCGATATTTGCTACCCGCTAACATTCCGCTGATATCTAAACTATAGACAACGTGGTCTTTAATAAAGTTAGGAACGGCGCCCTCTTCAATTTTTCGAGCAATGCCCTCTGCAATAGCAGTTTTACCAACACCTGGATCACCAATCAACATAACATTTGATTTAGTGCGGCGAGCAAGGACAAGGGTAATGTCTTCGATTTCTTTTTCACGTCCAATAACCGGGTCAACTTTTTTAGCTTTAACTTTGGCAGTAATGTTTGCACAGTACTGTACAATGATCTTTTCTAGTTGACGATTTGAAATTTCTTCAGTTTCAGACTCGTCGATAGTTGAATTTTCTTTGTTCAAGTAATCGATAAACTTTTCCCTGTCAACTTTTGCTTTCTTCAAAAAGTAACAAGCATGACTTTTCTTTTCGCTGAACATGCTGATAAAGCAATCAATAGGTTCGATTTTATTACGACCACTGAACAATACCTGTGTGAATGCACGGTTAAGCATTCTCTCCATTGCATGAGTTTTCTTGGGCTTGTCTTCGAGTTCTTGATTAACTATCTCCACCAATTCGGTTTCTAAAAATTTAACAATCTCTTTCTTAAGGGATGGAACTTCGGTGCCGTATCCTTTTAGTGTGTCTGCAAACTTTTCATCGTCTAAAAGACTACATAAGAAATGTTCAAGGGTCAAATACTCATGTTTGTAACTAGCAGCTAGTTCAACTGCTCGCTCGAATATATTTGCCAAACTCTTATCTGGTTCCAACATTAGTAAGTTTCCTTTTTAGTTTTGTTGCTTTTTTCACTGCCAATGCCCATTTTAGCGGGCTAATTCGATCCTGATAAACGACGCCTTCTAAGTGGTCGAATTCATGTAAGAAACATTTGCATGTTATGCCATCTAACTGTGCGTTTTGCCATTCGCCACTGCTGTTTTGCCATAATGCTTTAATAGTAGACGGACGTTTTACTTTTGAATAAATCCACGGAAAACTTAAACACCCTTCGTCATCCTCTACTGGTGTGCCAGCTTCTTCTACAAACGGATTAAAAATTCCAACGGCAGTATCGCCTTGCCCCATCACAAACATTCTAACTTTAACACCTACTTGATTTGCGGCAAGACCAATACCATTATTGGCTAGCATAGTCTCAATCATATCTTTTTCAAGTTGTTTTGGATCCACTACGGGATTTTCAAAATCAAACTCTGGCATCCTCTCCCTAAGAATTGGATTGGGGAATTTTATAATTTCTAACATTTTTATACTTGATTAAATTTTGATAACAGATCTTTTTGTGCATCAGTAAGAGTTGGAATAGTTATATTGATTGGCAAGAGTAATCTACCTTTAATACGACTATCGTTAACATTTGGCATTCCGTATCCTGCTGCATTTAATACTTGTCCGTGCTGCATTCCGGGTGTTACATTAACTTCGATAGTTTTGCCGTCTATTGTCTCTACATTTATTTTACAGCCTAACATGGCATCAACGCAAGAGATAGTTAGCTCTTTTATTAAGTCATCGCCTTGCCTTCTAAAATTACCATGTGGTCTAACATGTATTGTAAGATGCAAATCTCCACGAGGTAATTGTGGAATTGCGTCATCCCCTAGTCCGGCAACTCGTAATACAGTTCCATCATTAATACCAGCCGGAATCTTTATGTTTACTGTTTGCGGTCTGCCTGTGGGCAATACAACATTGAACATTAATTCTTTTCCAAAGTATGCATCTTCTAAAGATACATCGGCAGTTAAATTAATAGTTCTATTTTTCTGTGGAGGTCGTTGTCCTCCAAAAAAATCAAAGCCTGCACGGTTGCCGCCAAAGAATTGTGAAAATACTTCGTTGATATCGGGGCCAGCATGGCCACCACCAAATTGGAAAAACTGGGAGCCACTATGCGGATTATCGTATTGTGCTTTCTTATCAGGATCAGATAACGAATCGTACGCTACTTGAATTTCTTTGAATTTCTCAGCATCGCCTCCGCGATCCGGATGATGAGTAGATGCTAGCCTACGATATGCTAATTTGATTTCTTCGGGTGAGGCATTTTTCTGAACGCCTAAAGTTTGGTAAAAGTCTGTAGTCATAGGTTGGAAAAGGTATAGTACTTATATAATACTATACCTTTGTATGGTTGTCAAGAATTATTTTTTCTTAGCGTCTTCAATTTTTGTGCCTTCTAGCTTTTTATGCACTTTAATTTTCTTACATTCTTGGACAGGTTTACCATCTTTACCGTTGACAACCTTTCCAGCCTTGTCCACTTTATCTTTGCAAACTTCTTTCATTTCCCCACCAGCAAATGCAGTTCCTGCAAATGCAATGGCTAATAGTGCTATTAATTTTTTCATTTTTATTTCCTTAAATTTCTGGTTGAAAAGCAGGAGCTGGGGCAGGCTTGCCGCCAAATCCTGTTACGACTGTTGGGCTTGTTGAAACTGGGGTTGTTCCCCAACTTGGTCCGGCACTAACTGGCCCAGACGTTCCCGCTCCAAATCCTGTATTGCCACCAAAGCCGCTTGGTGATGAAGGTGTGCTTCCAAACCCGCCTCCGCCAAAGCCACTTGGTGCTGATGAACCAAAGCCGCCGGAGTTGCCGAAGCCTCCTGATTGCGGTTGGCCAAATGTTGAAGACCCGCTCGCAAATCCTGTTCCTGGTGTTTGTATTCCGCCATTGTTTGCTCCTCCTAGTTTTTCCTGTGTGCGACCAAATGCCGCAATACCTAATACCGCGCCCATGGCAATATGGAATAAACCAGCGCCTTGAAGTGTTAATGGATTCCACTGTGTAAGACCTGTGCCTACAGTGGTCTGTAATAGACTCCATAGGATTGGAAACACAACCATGTCCATAGTACAGACCAGCATGTACATCCAGCCCATCATTGGCCGCCATTTTGAATTCATCCAATCTTCTTTCTTTGTTTCGCTTGCGCTTTTTACTTCTGTTGTCATTTTCGCTCCTAGTGTTTAGTGTTTATTTGGATTTTTCTAATTTTGCAATATAGTTGGCCATTAGGTGATCAAACACGCCAATAAACTTTTGTCCTTTTGCTCTGGCTCTCATTCTACTGCGAGCCATATCTTTTACTCTCTGCCACGGAGTTAGGTCTCTGAACTCTCCATAAAAATTCATATATTTGTGGGTGCCGTGGTGATCAAATCCCATGGCCCTAAATGGAACTTTGGTTACATCATCACAGTTGTTCTGTACTCTATAGTGTTCAACAGCTAGGCTCTTAACAAATTCAGTATTGCCAACTCTGGGACTTCCAAAAGTCACTAATGCAGTTACCCGATCTTGTATGCGGCTAGCGGCAATAGTAGCCATAGCAGCACCTAAGCTATGTCCGGTTACATATACATTACCTGGATTGTCTGCTAGCGTTGCTGAGATACTGGGCCATAGCTTGTTGATCTCGCCTTTGAATCCTACGTGTACTTTGCCACCGCAGGCTTCAATGTTCTTACCCGACTTTAAGTCCGCCAACACATCTGACTTCTCAGTTACTTCAGTGCCTCTAAACGATAGCACTGTAATAGTACCGTTGGTCAACAAGTAGGCCTGAGCACCGTCAATGTTAAAGAACTTGATAATTTTATATCCCAGTGCTTTGAACTTGGCAGTCGACGCATCGGGATTGTCGTAGGTAGTTGCAGATATTTTTGCAAATTCTAATAGTAGTTCTGTTTTCATTTTTAGAACCAAAGATATATGCCATTTAGGCTTAATAATATTCCGAAGCCAGCAACAACAAAACTGCCCCAGAACATGCCCATACTGACTGCTAAAATACTTGCTGATAGAACGACAATGGCCAACTGATATGCCGTGTTAGCATATGCAATCCAAGGACTAGACTTTTTAGCTTCTTCACGAGCAGCTTCCATTTCTCTTGCCTTAGCAGCAATTTCTTTCTTGTCAACATCCATGCGCTCTTTTTCAGCCATAAACTCTGCTTTAAGTTTTGGATCAGCAGCAGTTTTGGCAGCAATCTCGTAACTAACGCCACGACCTGCTTTGGCTTGATACTGTGCCCATGTATTATTGGCACCTAGTGTATTGTTCAATACTGTGCTACTTAACTTGCCACCGTACCAGGAATTTACTGCTAGTAACAAGGCAAATACAGAAATAACCATACCTGCTTTGTCTTTTAGCTTGGCTTCACGCTCTGAACGTGATCCTACCGGAGGCTTCGGTGCGTCCGGATCTTTTGGTTGTTTGTTTACTAAATTTAATACTGAATCTATTAATGCCATTTGTTTCGTTCCTTGTTAAACTATAGCCATTGCAATGTTGCAGGCTTGCACTATATATCTAAATGTTACTTCGTTGCCCGCACACTCTTGTGCCGCACGAATATCACGTATTTCTGTTAACAGATACGTTTGTTCGTCTTGTGAAATATTACCCATTTGGCATTGTTCTACAATAGCTTGAATTTCTTGTTCTAGCGGATGCATTATCTACCCTCCCATGCAGTCTTGGCTGCGTCTATTCTTTGCTTGGCTGTTTTCTTTCCTAGTTCACAGAAAGTTTTTGAACCACCTTTGCCCATGCGTTCTACATGCTTTTCTAATCCTCTTAGATTAGTTGCTTGCGGATCTTTACGCCATTCGGTATATGTTGCTAATTGTTCTGCAATAGGATGCACTTCTGTCCATGATGGTTTTTCGCAATTCTGTTTTTCTATTGCAAGGTCGACAGCTACTAGTTGATTGAACATTACTGGATCGTGTGGTCTTGGCCAGTATTCTTTAATAGTAGAACATCCACTAAGTGCTACCACTACTACTAATAAAAGGTGTTTCATTAGTGTGCGCCTAATACATGTAATGCGTGGTTATAATGTTTAATACGATCTTCAAGACCAATATATCCACCGTTGATTCTGCGAGTTAATTCTTTAATGTCGCCTGTATCAGCCCATTTGTTTAAGCTGTTCTTTTCCCAGAACCAACAGGCTGATTGAGCAGCGCCTTCAAATGTTGCTAAGTATTCAGGAACTTCTTCAACTGGAGTTTCGATGCTCATGGCAAATTCTTCGTAGTTGTTCTTGCCAGTTAACTGAATTAATCCGCGTCCACAATAACGGAAGCCGTCACCTGTTTCTTCTGGACCGTTACCCATTCGTCCGCCATATACCTTGTTAGCAATTGCTTCTTGCTTGTTTGGCAATGCTGCATACTGTGCGGCAATGGCATCTGTAGGAAAATACTTAGGGAAAATCTTACGTAAGGTCACTGCCTTATAGTTTAAGTTTTCTTTTAGAGTTCTAAATCCACCGCTTTCGTGAGAACACTGTGCTATAAAAGCTGCAACTCGTTGCGGCGTATTGATATCATAATCTGGTAATAACTGCTCAAGTGCAGTGTACCAAAAATCAATATAAGGATTACCTGGTAGCAATTCTGCTAACTGGCTTTTTGTTAAAATACATTCGCTCATTTTTTGTTTGCCTTATTAAAATTATTTTTCTGCTCTCCGTACCAGTCAGTCCAACCTTCCTGTTTAATAGAGCATTCGTAATAAAGTGCATAGTTACTTACTACTGTTTTTAGCAGGTCGGTAATAGCAGTCTTACCTGGCTCTATGGTGTTTAAGGTAGGACATTTTTCAAATAATTCTTTAGGAGCATCTGGAAACTTTTGTGTCACTGGCACCGTTGTAGAACATGCTGACAAAAAAACTGCAAGACTTAAAATAATGTATTTCATTTTTTAGGTCCCTCCGCTGCTTTGTTTAATGTTGCTGCGGCATTGTGTGCATCTATAATTGCAGTAGGAACTGGACACATTTCTACATACTTGATTATTTCTTTGTCTTTGACAATTTCACGATCTACATACTCAATAATTGTGTTAGCCTTGCTTTGAACTACTTTAGTTTTAGTAATAACTTTTTCTACAATTTCGGTATTGATCTGTTTACTAGCCTGTTCTGCAACTAGTAATTTTTCTTCTAATTCCTTAACACGAGCTTCCCATTTTGCTTCGTTACTGGCTGCACCTAACATCCATACACTTAGTACTAAACAAATTGATCCTACAATCTTCATTGGCAACTTGTAGGTCAAGAAAAATCTAGACAATAACACTGTTGCAATACTACCAACTAACAATACAGTCCAAAACCAATCAGGTAAAAAACTTAAAATCCATGTCAGCTGCCACATATTACCACCTATCCTTTTCCAAGATAACTGCTAGGCTACCGTTCCTTACTAAGAATTTATCTTCTACTTTTTCAATATCATAGTTACCTAAAAATTTGTTTAGGAAAATCACCTGACTTTGACTTGTTTCATCTAAGCTAATTTTGCCCGGTAATTGATTTTTAATTTTTTCGTATTCACCGAACGCAACTAATTTTGCCTGTATAGAACCAGAATATGGTTTATCAAAAGTTATAATATTACTTTCGTTGATGTTGAGACTAACTGATCCTTGATTAAAGAATTCTTCAACCTTATCTTGTTTTAGTCCTTGCATTTTAGAAACGTAAATTTCTTCATCTAACGGAATATGTTGTGATAAGTTTTCGGCAGTAGTTTCGTATAAGTTTGCATCTTTGAAATACTTAAAATTCCACTCCTTACAGTTAGTAAGTTGTCCAATTCCTTTTAGCATTTCTAAAATTTGATCCGGTACTTGATTAGTTCGTTCTAATTCAACAAACACACTGTAACGACCGTCACGTTCTTCGCCGGTACTCATGTCGGCATCTAGAACAAACTTGTAGCCTTTTTCTATAAATTCCATCAGATCTACAGCTGGCATTTTTTCTTTTGACTTAAATGCTACAACAACTACATTCTTGTCTTCGCCCATTTTACTTTTGAATTGATCAATAGTAAACACAGGGAAGATCATGTCCTGCAGGTCTCCTGCCCTTAGCCCCTCAGATAATTTAACCTTGGGGGGCTGCTGTTGGGACTTCTGCTGCTGGTACTTCTGGTGCTGGTGCTTCATCTGCTGGGTTCTCCTGTGCGGCTTGTTGCTCGTTTACTTCGTTGCCTACATTATATCTCATTAAATCTGCATTTGCAGCATTTTCTTTATCAAGATAACCTTGATAGATATCTTGCATTAACTTCTTAGGCATAGTGATTGTGATAATCCAAACCGGGTGAGCGTCAATTTTTCCCTTCTTTGTATCTGGCCTAAAATCTGAAGGTTGATAAATTTTTCTAGGGATCATTACGTGATCTTTTTTATAACCTACTTTGCATCCGTAGTCTACTAATCGTGCGCCGCCGTCCGGATCTGGCATGCTTTCATACGGCCACATGAACTTACAAGTAACTGCGTACCTGTCTACATCCGGACCTGTGACTAGTTCACCGTCTTCCCAGTTTGAGAAAACGTAAATGTCTAGTTCATCGATAACTCTTTCAAAGTCTTTTAATACCTTGAAAGCACTGTCGTTAGCAGTTAATGTTTCTAGATTTTTAATAACGTCGATAATGTCGTGCATAGTTGGTCTCTTTACCGTATATTTATGTTGCAAAACTCATTGAGGCGCTGGTTCAAAATTTCGCATTTGAGCTGGGATTTTTCAATTTGGTCGTAAATATCTATGCAGGTCGTTCAACATAGGGGGTTAAAATTGCCTAGAGCACGACGAAAAGAACGTGAACAACGTATCGAACAACGCGATCCGCGTTTCCAAGCCAGCGGGCCTACATTGATTGAGATTAAACAATTTCAAAAGAGAAAGCCGCAAGTCCATATAGTTCCGAGAAATCTCGCACAAGAGACGTATCTTGAACTACTTAAAAATCCCAAAAAGTTTATTGTTTTTGCTATCGGTCCAGCCGGCACAGGTAAAACTATGCTAGGTGTACAGATGGCCATTAAACTGTACCAAGAAGGAGTTATTAGTAAAATTATCGTAACACGCCCTGCCGTGTCAGTCGATGAAGAGCACGGTTTCTTACCAGGCGACTTAAATGCTAAAATGGCGCCATGGACGAGACCAATTATGGATGTATTTGAAGAATACTATCACCCGAAAGACATTACTGCGATGTTAGAAGATGGAACAATAGAAATATCCCCATTAGCCTACATGCGAGGACGTACTTTCAAAAATGCCTTCATTATTGCTGATGAAATGCAAAACACAACACCCTCACAGATGAAAATGCTGTTAACACGTATCGGCGATGGTAGCCGAATGGTAGTTACAGGAGACCTTAATCAAGCCGATCGCCCTACCGCGAACGGTCTGCTAGAATTTTGCAATTTATACGGCCGAGGAGGTGAGTATCGTATGATCGCTATGGCACATTTTGAGTCTCGTGACATTGAACGTCATCCTGTGGTAAAAGAGATCTTATCAATTTACAAGGAGTCTGATTGATCAAATAGAATCTAATTAACTCAAGAGAAACCGCGTAAACAATCCCGACCTGCATCAGATATTGTTACGCGGTTTTTTATTATTGTAAACGGGCTAGTTTTACAAGTGTGGCAGCTAGGTTGATTTCTGGATCTGCAATAATTGCGTGATCTACAAGACCTTGCTTAATAATAAGCAGTGCTTGATCTTTAGTTTCTTCATCCTTACCGAACAAACTCAAATTATCGTACAACCATCGATACACTTCTTCCATCTCTTCCGGGCGAGCTGCACCGCAAATTAACTTACGTGCTTCTTGAATCTTGCCCTTCTTAAACAAATCTACCATTGCAATTTTATAATCAGCCGCACCTGCATCGCTGTTATTTGCACCGATCAATTTGCCATCTTGTGTATTTTGTTGAACAAAATTAATACATTTACGCAAATCCGGATACACTGTTTTAACGTAAGTATCTAGGGTATCAAGATCAAATTCTACATTTTCTTCCACAAGGATTGTCGCAACTCGAGCTGTAAATTCTGTTTGGTCAATGCTGGTAAAATGCATACTTTGACAACGACTGTGAATAGCTGGAATAACTTTATTAGGATGATTGCAGGTTAAAATAAATCTCGATGTACTTGAATATTGTTCCATAACACCGCGTAACGCTGCCTGCGCTTCTGGTGTTAGATAATCTGCTTCGTCTAGTAATACAACCTTAAATGGACCAAACGGAATCATTTGAACAAAGTTTGTGATACGTTCTTGAACTTCTTTAATGCCGCGCTCTCGACTTGCGTTCATTTCAAGTATGTCAAATTCTGGAATCTCAATTTCGTGTAATAGTAATTTAGCAAGAGTAGTTTTACCAATACCGGGACTACCACTTAATAATAGATGAGGAATTGACTTGTCTTTAATCCAAGTAGTAATTTGTTTGCGCTGATTAGTATCTCGAAATACATAACCATCCACTGTCTTAGGACGATATTTTTCTACCCATAATTCTATCATTGTTTAACCTCAAAATGATTTTTAAGCGATTCTACACTTTTTCTGATTGTGCAGGTAACGGTACCCAAGTCGTGTGTAGTGTATGCACAATGAGTTGGAGTTTTTTCTACAACTGCAATACATTCTTTAACAGTGGCTTCTACTACATTCACAATCTTATCTGTACTAACCCATTTTCCACTAATGTCTGTTCCTACATTTTTTACAATGGCTTCTATATTTTCGTTCACTTTAGATGTTCCATAGTAATAATTTTATCAAGTTCTCGACCAAAGTCTTGGTCACTAGTGATGATGTAAAGACCGTTGCTGCTACGATCTGTTTTTCTATCATATCGGCGTGTTTCAATAACTCGACCACCACTGGCGCTGTAGACAGTAAACTGAATAGCACGTTCTGGTTGATCAATGCTTGTAGGACCAGCACTAATTGTCATTGACCTAGATAGTTTGTTTATTGAAATTGCCGATTCTCGCTCTTGATTCTGACGTTTCTCATATTCCCATGCTTCGCGACTCATTTTTGCAAACCAGCGTTTAATAAATCCAGGCCGGCCAACTTTCTTTTGAACGTCTGGTCTAAAATCTGATTCTTCTGCGTATTGTTCTACTGCTGTTGATGCCCCGTAACTCATTTCTTATTCCTTTCTGCTTCTGCTACACGTTTGCGTAGGCTCGACGAACTAAATGAATGATCTCGTCCGTTAAAGATAAGTTCAATTCCTCGCTTCTTGCAAATTTCTTTGCCTGTAAATTCTTTATCTG